CAAGGCCGGCGCGGTGTGGACGATCCCCTCCGGCTGGTTCATGATCCGGTCGGGCCCCTACACGACGCTCCAGCAGTACGACGCTATCCTCGGCATCTGGTTCTCGATTGGCGGCGGCGGGTTCGGCGGCAGCGTCGAATACGTCCATTCGGACGGGCAGAATTACCGGCTCGCCAACCAGAACGGCTGCGTCGTCGGCGCGGTGATTACCAACGTCGGCTCGGGCTACACGACGGCGCCGACGATCGCCGCCGGCTCGGGCGGCGCGATCTTCAAGACGATCATCGGCGGCGCCGTCAACCAGACCGTCACTGTCACCAACGCCGGCACGAACTACACCTACCCGCCGACTGTCGTCTTCTCCGCGCCGCCTCCGGGTGGCGTTCAGGCGACCGGCTACTGCACGTTGTCGGGCTCGACGGTGTCGACCGTTACGCTGGTGGACCAAGGCGCCGGTTATTCCTCGGCGCCGACGATCACCTTCGTCAACGATCCGCGCGAGGGGCTGAACGGTACGACCGTCGGCTACAGCGCTGCTGCGGTCGCGACGCTGACCGGCTCGGGCACCATCACCGCGGCGTTCTGTGTCGATCACGGCACGCCGATCGCCTTCACCGCCGGCTCGGCGACTTCGATCCCGACGCTGACCCTGTCTTCGGCGCTGAATTCGGCCGCCGTCACGGCGATCATGAACTGGTCGATCACCGGCTTGCAGTCCGGCACCTACGGCAACGGCGCCTCGGGCGTCGGCGGCTCGAACGCCACGCAGGTCACTGCGACCGGCGTCGACCAGCCGACTGCGGCCAATTCGACCGTGCTCAACACCGCAGTCCAGTCCAACTTGGTCAGGACGCGTCAGGCGCTTCTGACGGCGACGGAGTCGGGTGGCACGTTGCCGGCGTATGGTTCGTGGGTGGTCCGTGACGGCGGTATCTACACTGGTACGCCGCTGCTGATCATCAGCGCTCCCGCCGGTCCTGCGGCCGGCTCTCTGACGACGGCGCTTGCAACGATGGGTTATTTCGCGTCCGATACGAGCTACGTCGAAGGCCCGGCTTGATCTGACGTTGGCAGGCTGGGGGCTCAACAGGAGACGCACATGTCACAGATTGTCACGAAGTTCAAAGATGTTTCGGTTGGCGACGTTGTCAATCTCAAGTCGGGCAGCCCCGACCTCACGGTCGTCGGCTTCTCGATGGCCGACGCCATCGGCCCGGTGCCGCCGAACACGGCCGGCGCCACGTTCGTCGAAGAGTCGCTTGCAGCGATCTGCTGGGGCTTCAATACGGCGGGCGCTCCGATCTCGGCCAAGTTCCCGGTCGAGGTTCTGAACGTCAAGACGCCAGTCGCGCATCCGGCGGCTTGATCCGTCGCTGGACGGTGTTTCAGAGCCCGCGCCTGCGAACAGCGGGCGCGGGTTTTTCATTGGCGAGCGTTAAATGTCAGACGCGAAGGTTACTTTCTCGTCGCTGGACGAGCTAGAGGCTCCTCTTGGCCATGAGCAGACCTTTTCTTTTGCTTGCCCGAAGCATCGCGGCCGCCGCTGTGCGTCGCTCGTGATTGCTGGTCGCACGACGTTTAAGCGTGATCCGCAAGGCCAAAACGGCGGGATCGCACAATGGGGTTGGGACGGCAGTCGAGAGGCGCCGACATTTACGCCGTCGATAAACTGCGGCAGTTGCTGGCATGGGTTCATAGAGAACGGGCGCTGCGTCACATGTGCTAAGACCGACGAACCGGAGCCGTGAGATGCCGCTCAGCCAGATTCTCAATGACGCCTCGCAGCTGCTGAACGATCCCAACTACAGCTTCACCTCGAAGCCGCAGTTGCAACGCTGGGTGAATGAGGCGAGGCGCAACTGCGCCAAGCGCACCGGCTGCATCCGGCGGCTGATCACCGGCCAGTCGGCGTTCGGCGCCAGCGCCCAGCCGGGCTTCGCGGTGCCTGGATCGGGGACCTACGGCGCGGTGCAGAATGCGATGATGACGATCCCCGGCGTCGAGCGCTATCCCTATGTCGGCTTCTTCAATCCGGTCCTCCAGGCGCAATACGCCGGCTGCGACACGGTGGTCGACGCCATCGCTATCAGCGTCAATTGGGGTGGCACGACGCGGCCGACGCTCGACTGGATGCCGTGGGACGAGCTACAGGCCTACGCGCGCGCCTACGCCGTGCTGAACACCTCGTGGCCGTCGGTGTGGTCGGTCTACAACGACGGGCCGCAGGGCGAAATCTGGATGTTTCCGGTGCCTTCGCAGGCGACCGAGATGGAGCTCGACGCGACGGTGCTGCCCAAGCCGCTCAACACCGACGACGACTTCGACGCCATCCCGCCCGGCATGCAGGAGTGCCTCAAGTTCGGCACGGCGGCGCTGGCCTTTCTGGCGCGCGGCCGCTACGCCCAGGCGCAGGTGATGGAAGACGAGTTCGCCATGCAGATGGGCGTCGCGCGCGTGTCGTTCGATCGCGGCAAGTCCAAGACGTACTACCCAACCGCACCGTGACATAATGCCGCATGACCGCATCGCTTCGATCGTCGCCCAGGCCCGCTTGATCCGCGACGGCCTCGATCCGGCGTGTCTCGAGACGCCAGTTCGCACCGCGACGCTGGCGATGCTGCTCGACACGCTGATCGAGCTCGGCGTGCAGCCCAACGCCGAGCGGTTCCGCGAGGCGGCGCGCGCCGGCGTGCAGAACCAGACGATGTCGATCGCCCGCGCCCAGGAGGCGTTCCAGAAGGTGCTCGAAGCCGAGCGCGCCGCTGCGGAGGCGCGCGATGCCTGATCCGCGCGGCCAATTGTCGGCGAAGGCCCAGGAGACGCTGCGTCTCCCGTCAGGATTCAAAACCTACTCTCCCTATCCTTTTGGTGGGATGAACGTTCAGGCGTCGCCGGTGGCGGTCCCCGACAACGAATTTCCGTGGCTGGAGAATTTCGTTCGGCTCGGCGACGGCAATTTGCGCACGGTGTGGGACAAGGGCGCGGCGATCTTCACCGCGCCGAGCGGCCTGACGGTCGTCTGGCACGTCTTCTACAATATCGCGACCGAGTATTTCTGCGCCGTGTTCCTGTCCGACGGCTCGGCCGTCCAGGTCGATCCGCTGACGCTGGCGCAGACGCAGATCGGCGCGCCCGGCCTGTTCTACGAGGCGTCAAGCGGCGATCTGCCCTACGCGCGCCAGTGGGGCACGCAGTATCTGCTCATCAGCAATCGCAACACCACCAACGACTATTGGGTGTGGGACGGGACGCTGCTCTACGAGGCCGGCACGATCGCGCCGGCGGGTGTCAATCTGCTGTCGAGCGGCGCCGCCTATTCGTCGCTGCCGACGCTGACGATCTACGGCGGCTTCGGCTCGGGCGTGCAGATCACGCCGGTCATTCTCGGCGGCCAGATCGTCGAGATGAACATCACCAATCCCGGCTCCGGCTACGAGCCCGGCGATCAGGTGCAGATCGCCTTCAGCGGCGGCGGCTCCGACACTTCGGCGATCCTTCAGGCCGCGCTCACGGCGACGACGGTCGCCGGCGTGTCGGTCACGGTTCCCGGCGCAGGCTACACTTTCGCTTCTGTCCAGTTCACCGGTGGAGGCGGGGGGTCCGGCGCGGCGGCGACGGCGGCGATCGTCAACGGCGCCGTGACGACGATCACGATGACCAATAACGGCTCGGGCTACACGACGGCGCCGGGCGTCCTCATTCTTGGCGACGGCCTCGGCGCACAGGCGATCGCGACGCTGGTGCCGGCGGGCGTCGCCAGCGTCACCGTCGTCAATGCCGGCTCGGGCTTCACCTCGCCGCCGCTGCTCCAGGTTCAGGGCGGCGGAGGCGCCGGCGCAGTGGTGACGGCGCTGCTGCAGAACACGGGCATCGCTTCGATCAACCTGACTGCCGGCGGCTCCGGTTACACATCAAATCCACCGGTGACGATCACCGGCGATGGGACTGGCGCCGCGGCGACGTCGCATCTGATCGGCGACGCTGTCGGCTACGTTACCGTCACCAATGCTGGCACGGGATACCAGGGGCCGGTGCAGATCACCTTTGGCTCGGGGGGCGGCGGCACAGGCGCCGGGGCGACGGCGCTCTACAAACCGGTTGGCATCGGCTCGGTGAGCGTCTCGGCGGTCGGCCAGTACTATACGACCGCGCCGGCGATTCTCGTCGAGTCTGGCGCCAACAACGCCGCTGCGGCGACGCTGACGCTGATGCCGTTCGGGGTCAGCGGCTCGGTGATGGAGACCTATCTGTCGCGGCTGTGGATCTTCAATCCCGCGCCGTCGCCCTACTCGACCCTGCCGCCGGGCGGCAACTGGGCGGTCTCGGCGCCGGGGTCGTTCGTCGACTTCGCCACTTCGGATGGCGGCGTCAGCGCGATCAACACCGACGCTTTTCTCGATCTCCAGTACACCCAGGTTCGCCAGTCGTCTGGCTATCTCTATGCGCTTGGCAACGGCTCGGTCAGCGTCGTCTCCAACGTCAATTCTTCGGGTAGCCCGGTGTCGACGACGTTCAACTATCAGAACGTCGACCCGCAGGCCGGCTGCGAATGGCGCGACACGTTGCAGGATTTCGGTCGCTCAGAACTGTTTGCCAACCGGACCGGGGCCTATGG